GCCTCTTCTGAAGCCATTGAGCTTACAGGTTTTTTAGACCAGAATTTACAACTCCAATAGCGAGGAGTGGTTTTATCTTTGGCTGTATCACATTTGTGCCTAGCTCTAAAACTGCGCCTTCTATCAGGATCATCTCTTTTGATTTCCATATTAGGATCACCAAATTTGACCATAATAGTATTACCAGTTTTCGGGCTTTTCACATATACCCCAAATTTCTTTTTGCCACCTTTTAATCTAAAAGGCTTATTGAGAGTTTTCTTTTCAGCTTCTGAATAATCGATATCTTCGATATCTTGATCCATATCCAATTCAGAAATGCCCGCTTTCAAAAGATCGATCTTAGCTAGACCAAACTCCAATTCATCAAAATCGATAAAAGCAAAACCATTCTCCTCTACATAGTAATCTTCACTACCTCTAGCTATGTCCCCATCTGCAGCACGATAAGACTCTTTTACTTTTCCACCTCGGACCATTTTAAGAAATGTATTTACGCGAGCCATAGCCCACTGGCCCCTACTTTTCCCAGGACGGTGGCTACTTGAAAAAGCTCCCGAACCTCTACGATAGACTTTTTTGAGCTGACTTAGACTTACTTTTTTTGAAGACTTTTCATTATGCTCTTTTACTTTATTCTTCAGAGAAGTTACGACTTTATCTGAAAAAGTAATAGCTGGGGCTTTTTTATCTCCACCAGCAGATCCTTTTTTATTCTTCGAAGACCCCTTCTTTTTCTCAGAGGGCTTGGCAGGTGTTTGAGCCGATCCTTTTGGACCAGAGCGTTTAGCACTCTGGCTCTCCAAAAAGTCCTTTGCTTTATCTGAAAAATCGTATTCCATCTAGAAAACTTTTACACTTTTAAGTATTAAAAATGAACGATTAACCTTCGCAAGATGAGCAATTTAGTATAGATCTCGCTAATTCTTGACTAGGATTAGCACTTCTTTGGTAATACAGACCTTTTACTCCATTTTCCCAAGCATAGATCATCAATTGATTAACCTCTTTAAAAGGGGTTTCTGGTGGAACCATTATATTAAGGGATTGACCTTGGTCTATGAATTTTTGCCTCTGAGCAGCTTGAATAACAATTTCTTTTTGAGATATTTCTCCAAAAGTTTTAAATACGTCTTTTTCTTCTTCACTTAAAAAAGGGAGTCTTTGTACTGAACCACCAGAATTTAAAATACTAATCCAAACGTCATCTGTATCCTTTCCTTTCTCAGCCAACAAAGCCTTCAAGTAAGGATTCCGATAAGGAAATTTGCCTTTGGCTAGATCTTTGGTGAAGTAATTGCCATTTAAAGGTTCGATAGAAGGGGAAGCTTGCCCAAGAATAAATGAACTACTCGTTGTAGGGGCAATAGCTAAAGTAGTAGTATTCCTGCGGCCATAACCTTGACAATGCAATGGCTCGCCTAAAAGATTAGCTAGATCTTCTGTAGCCCGATCACTAGATTTTCTGATCCTCTTAAAGATTGAACTATTTAGTAGTTTAGCCTCCATACTTTCAAAACTAATCATGTTGCTCTGCAAATAAGAATGCCAACCCAAAACTCCCATACCAATAGCCCTATGGCGTTTAGCAAAATTATGGGAAGCTTCCATAAATGGAATACATTGAGTCTTCTGAATATACTCTTCCATAACAGCATCGAGAAACATTGTAAGAGTTTCTATAGCATCTGTTTTTACTATTTCGTCCCACTGAACTAGGTTTAGGGATGATAAACAACAAACAAATGATTCATCTTCTTTAGATGGCAAGCTGATTTCATTGCACAGATTAGAAGCATAGATCTTCATCCCTTTATCTTTATAGCAATCTGGAGCTTGATTATTAGCGTTATCTTGGAAAAAGATGTAGGGGTATCCAGTCTCATATCTCTTTTTGATCACATTCATCCAGAGTTCCCGTTTATCTTTATCACCATCAATCATTTCTTGCATCCAAGAATCAGTTACGGTAACTGCAAAAGACATTTCTTGAATAGCATTACCCTCACTACGAATACGCAAAAACTCTTTTACGTCAGGATGTTCAATAGGAAGATACGCAGCAAACGATCCCCTTCTCACATTGCCCTGAGAAACAACAGAGGCTACCTTATCAAATAACTCCATAAAATGGACAGCACCAGAAGACTCTCCGCCTGAATTAATTTTAGCCCCTCTCCCGCGAAGTTCTCCAAAGTAAGCTGAAGTTCCAGAACCGTGTTTGGTTTGCATACCGACTTCGCTTTGTTTAGCGAGGATTCCATCCATTCTATCAGGGACGTATACCCCGTTACAAGAAATAGGCAATCCTCTCTTACGACCAAAATTAGACCATACAGGAGAAGCTAGAGAGTAAAACCCCTGCTTCATATAACCCACAAATTTATCCGAGAAACCAGAGATACCTAGATAACCTTCAGCAGTATCAGCTATATCTTTGACCCTCTGCTCTGGAGACTCCCCTTTTAAATAACCTCTCTCAAGAAAGATCCTTGAGTCCTCATTTAGCCAATAGTAATCAGTCATTAAAATAATTCGTCTGCGTTAAAGGTCTGTGAATTTTTAGAGTATTCCACAGGGCGCGAATGAAAGAAATCTGTGGCATTATTACCAATCAATTCTTCTTCGAACCACATTGTATCTTTAAGCAAAGAAGTGTCAACTTCAAACGCAGAATGAAAGCCGATTTTTCCCAAGGAATCATTAATCCTGTTTTTTATGAATTCCTTGAGTATATCAGCATTCAATCCTTTTTTATCAAATCCATTTATCATCCAATCTACTATATTACTCTCTGCGGTAAAAGCCGCTTGAGCCTCAGAAAGAATACGCTCTTCAAGCTCATCATCAAACAACTCAGGATATTGGCTGCGAATAGTGTTAATGATTTTAATCCCAGCCAAAGCGTGAATGTTTTCCTCATTACGAGTATATTTGACTTGCTGACCAGTATCCTTTAAAACATTTCGGTTACGATTGAACCAATTAATGATGTAAAATTGGGAAAAAAGCGACACGTTCTCAACAAAAAGAGTGAATAGGGTTAAGGCATAAACATATTGTTTTTTAGAATCTTTGTAGAACTTATGGTTGTATTTTCTGAGGTATTTTACACGACCTTCTATGAAATCAAGTTTAAGATTCTCTTCAAAGACTTCTTCTAAACCTAGAACCGTCAACAGCCTCTCGTAGGCATTGTTGTGGATAACTTCTGTGTTTGCCATGACATATCCGAGATCGGTAAGGCTAGGGTGAGGTAAATTGTCTCCCAGCTTACTCCAAAACTTCTTAACAGCCACTTCGATCTGGCCAATAGCCGAAAGAGTCCTTACGATGATTTCTTTTTCTGTAGGATTTAAATTGACATTGAAGTCTTGGATGTCACTGCTGAAGCTAAATTCTTTATCTGTCCAGAACCCCTGATGCATAGCGTCAATAAAGTCTTGCGCCCAAGGAAATTGGTCAGGTTTTCTAGATAACTGCTCTTCAAAAATGAGTTTTTTATTTGTATTTCCCGTAGCCATCTCATCTGTTTTTTCTTCAGCAATCATGTTAAAGAATTTTACACTCAGCACTGCTCAGAGGCAAGAGTATTTTCACAATTTTTTTTTCTTGACAAAAAGGATTTTGTTTTCATAATTACCGTGAAACGGGCTACACGTAATTTATACCTTTTACGTTATAGATAAAGTATACGTTATTCTATATTGATTACGTTTTATAAATATATTATAAAATATAATGATTTTTTTTTGAAGAAAAAAGTAGAAAAATCAAACTGTAAGCCTAAAATGGTGGAAGTGGACAGCGATCTGACATTAATTTCTAAAATTCAAGAAAATCATTTTGATGAGGGTAGCCTCATGGCTCTGATTGACAGGCATTCTGGGATATTTCACACAATGGTAAATCACTACATGTCTCACCCAAATTTCACATTGGACAAAAATCAGATTGTATGCGAAAAGGATCTAACTATTTACGATTCTGCTCTGAACTACGATCCTGATCGCAACACTAAATTTTCTACGCACTTAGCTAACCAGACTAAATGGAAGTGTCTAAACGCGCTAAATAAAAAACGAAAATGTAAAGAGTATTTTATTGACGATGAGAATAGCTATGTAGAGCCTCACTGCGAATCTTTTATTCCAGATATCAATAAAGACGAAGCGATGATCTTGTTCCAAGAGTGTTTAGAAAAGGAATCTGACGATAGAGTAAAAAAAATAGTTGACATGCGATACGGTTCGTCTAATAATAAGCTCACTCCTTGGAGAGCTATTGCAGATAATCTTGACCTTAGCATTCAGGGGTGTATAAACATCCACAATAAGTTTATAAACAAAGTAAAGAGCGAAATAAATTATGTATAATTCAGTAACAGCAGCAGCCTATTTGGTTAAAGACCCAGTAGTTCGTAATACCAGCAACGGTAAGAAAGTAGTCAGCCTTCGCGCTGGAATCTCAACATCAAATGCAAAGACTAAGTGTTTTGTCGATATTGAGTATTGGGACAAGACAGCAGAAATCGCTGAAAAATATCTCTCCAAGGGTAGAGAATTTATTGTAAATGGAGAGCTTTGTATGTCATCTTGGGAAAAAGATGGTAAGCAATTCAGCAAATACTTCATTCGCGGAAAAGACCTCCAGTTTCTAGGCTCAAAGAAGTCTGAAGACGGTGATTCTAATTCAGGATCAGGTGGAGGAGATAGCGATGATGTTCCATTTTAAATGAAACTTCTTTTAGAAGCGCCTCTCAATAGCCTTAGTTTCGGTAATGTTTCTTATAACATTATCAAGGAATTTCATAGGCTAGATGTCGAGTTGGGATTATTTCCAACGGGGGGTAAAGTGGATCTTAATGCATTTGATGTTAGTGAAGATTTAAAAGAATATATTCAGAATGCTGTAAACGAAAGATGGAGTTTTGTTGATAAGGAGATTCCATCTTTGAAGCTTTGGCATTTTAATGGATCTGAGAATAGAAAGAATAAAGATCAGCATCTGTTTACTTTCTATGAGTGTAGTGAGCCTACTAAAATCGAGAAGGCTACTTGCGCGGTTCAAGACTCCACAATTTTTTCCTCTACATATGCAAAAGATATGTTTGAGGAGGAAGGTTGTGATAATACCCATTTTATACCTTTAGGTTTTGACGAGGAGTTCAAAAGGACTGACAGGGAATATCTAAAAGATATCGTTCATTTTGGACTAATGGGCAAATTTGAAAACAGGAAACATACAAAAAAGATTATCCAAACTTGGTTATCTAAATACGGTAATGATCCTAAGTATCAATTGTCTTGCTGCATCAACAATCCATTCTTTAAACCCGAACAAATGCATGGTGTTTGGCAAGAGATTACTAAAGGCGAGAACTATAACAATCTTAACATTATTCCCCATCTCGCTAAGAATGCAGAAGTAAACGAACTCCTTAACGCTATAGATATCGACCTCACTGGTTTGTCTGGAGGAGAAGGTTGGAACTTACCTGCATTCAATGCTACTTGTTTGGGTAAATGGAGTATAGTCCTAAATGAAACTTCTCATAAAGATTGGGCTACAAAAGATAATTCTATCCTAGTAGAATCTACAGGAAGAACTGTGCCTAGTGCAGATGGGATGTTTTTCACGAAAGGTGGCGATTATAATCAAGGAGACTTCTATGACTGGGATGAAGAAACTGTCATTAAAGCTATGGAAGAGGCTGAGACTAAAGTGGGACAAATTAACGCAGAGGGAGTCAAATTAGGAGACACTATGACTTACAAGAAGACGGCTGAAGCTATTTTATCCCTTATCTACAAGGAAAAATGATTTGGCACAAGTAGTGTTATATATATTGTGATTATGAATACATTAATTAACAACCTACTTAACGACATTACTAGTTACCCTAAACAGAAAGCCTATGATAGAATTAAAGATTCTGGAGATGTTTATTCTGCAGAATTTGAATTAGCTGGCTTTTCTAAAAAAGATGTAACTCTTAGTGTTATTGATAATGTCCTAACTGTATCGGCTAAAAATGAAGACAGATCTAGAAACTATGAATTATATTTATATGATTTAGTATCTGAAGAACACATTTCAGCTTCTCTGAAGAATGGGATGCTTTATTTGACCTTACCTAAGAAAGCTGTTAAAGGCGCTAAAAAAATAGATATAAAATAATGGCTATATATGTTTACAAACATCCCGATACAGATGAACACCGCGAGGTAATTCAAGGGATGAATGACGAACATATATATATAGACGAATTTGGTTTACAGTGGGGGAGGGTTTGGACCGTCCCTCACGCTTCCATAGATAGCTGTATAGACCCTTTTAGTAAGCAGCAATACATCGATGCTACTTATAATAAAAAAGGCACTGTGGGCAACATGATGGACTACTCGGCAGAACTCAGCGCACAGAGGGCAGAGAAAGCTGGAGGTTTAGATCCTGTTAAAGAAAAATTCTACAATAATTACGCTAAAGAGCGTAATGGGACAGAGCATCCAAATAGGATTAAAGAAAAGGGTTACGAGAGTAAACAAATTAAAGTGGATTACGATTAGTAAGCAGTCCCACTTAATTTTAAACCTCTTTCTTGAGTTACTTCGAAAGTGTAACTTGCATCAAAATTCATTCGCCCATTTATGTCCATTGAGTAATTGTAAGATGCTAATTTAGCGTCCTCTATTCTGTATATCATTGTTTTGCCACTAGCTTCTAGAGTAAGATCGAACTGGTATAACTGGTCTGAATCTAAAACACCAGTCATGGCTCCGCTCTCAAATCCAGAGACTTGAGAAGAAACAGCAAATGAACCATTTGCTGGGAATTGCCTCTTCCTGCCAAATGCGTAATCATTCCCTAATCCATAAGCTGATACTCTTGGTATAGATACGCTCATATTTACAGATTGCACTAAATGTTTCCCAGATATTTTCTGACCTCCAACCTGTAAATTTTGTAACGTAACATCACTCCCAGCATTTGTAGGATTAACTATAGGTGGAGATTTTTCTAGATCGGCTGTAGACAAATCTCTAACAAAACCAAATAGACATCTACCCACATTATCATTATTACCACCTGTCAAATTTATAGAAGGCATTTCCATAGAAGTTCCTGTCAAATGGTCGAATACTACATTAGAGCATATATAAGAAGTGTTTACTATTGGTAGAGTGCCTACAGCATAGCTTAAATTATAAGACTCTGGGAAACAATTACCGAAAGCAATAGAATCATCCCCATCAAGATTCGCTGAAGTATCAAAAGGAATCGAGTCCACAAAAGAATCTTCTTGATTTTCAGACACTAAGATATAAAAGTTAGTAGAATCTTCTGTGTCACTAGAATCGAACATATTCTTAAATTCATCTTCTGGAGTAGAGTTCAAAAATCTACCTTGTACTTCATTAGAGAAATTAGGTTCAGGTATATAACTAATATTTAAAGATACATCTGGCTGATTATATATATCGTCAGTAGATAGATCTTGAGAACCTATTTGTTTGGATTTCTGCCTAGAATACCCAATAGAATAATCAAAAGTTTGAGCTAACTTATGATACTTTAAACTTTTATTAGAAGTAGAAAAAGCCGTAGTAGAATTTTGAGCCGCTACAATTGCGTTATTACTTCTTATTATATTTCTAGACATATTAAGTTCCTGTTGGAATTACACCCATAGGGTCTTCTTTTAGTTCTACACTTAACGTATTAGAATTAACATAGTTCCACGTATGAGTCCACTTAGGGCTATAATAGACTTTCGGCCTGTTATAAACAGAAGGGATTTGATGTTTAAATCTACGGTAACCACCTTTATTCTCTAAGAAGTGGAGCATTGTTTTTAATTGTTTGTCAGAGATATTATTAAAACTATAATTCATATCGAATGTAGCGATATTATCGTTAGTCTTTAATCTCTGAGTGAAAGAGTTTTTGTATTCTAGTTTGTCAGCTTTAATTTCAACATTGTTTTGAGTGCCTATATCAGGCTCAAAAAAGAAATCTTGCGTCCACATTGAGGTAGCTCCTGTTGGAGAGTTAGATTGCGTAGATGTATGATCTCCTGTGCAGTAATAAAAGTTATCCAACTTGTTTTGGTTCACACCTGTATAAACGATATCGTATTCTTCATAAGACTCAGAATAATTATAATCATCAAATGCTAAGTTCGGGAAGCAGCCCATACCAGACCACTTCAATAAAGTAGGGGCATGATCAACCGTTAAACTAGTTGCTACTTCGAAGTGTTGATTATTAATAAAATTAATAGCATAATTATCGCAGAACCCCGAAACAGTTTTGTAAATACCCAAGTTGTCGGGTTTAAATTCTATAGGTAGATACCCAGATTGAGCTTCGAAAAAGTTAGCTAGCTTTCTAGCATTAGTCTCATTGACTTGATACTTTAAGGAAAACCTCGCCACTAAACTATCGACAGAAAGAGGTATTAAATTATAATAAAAATCATCAGTGACATAACTATGATTCTTAGCTTCGAACTCTACAGTAGATCCATAAACTGGTGTAAGATAAAGACCCGCGAGTTCTGAAGGTGCAGCTATACCGCTTATGTTGCGATCTCTGTTGTAAAATAAGTCTTCACTCATGAGTGTCCAATATAGTTAAGGGTTAATCTCACAGATCCATCTGAACTACTACTTAATTGTTCAGAAACAAGAGATGCGTTAGGTATTGATAGTTGTTGAATTCCATCTCCCTCTTTAGATGATAATAAAAAACTGACAGTTTTATCTTCTCGCGCATCTAAGAAATTTAAGCCACTCTTCAGGAAAGTGTCGTCAACTTCCATTTGTACCGAAGCGGAATATTCAATAGGATTTACATGCTTCACTTCCACTGGGGTTTCAGAACCTATAGTGTAATAAGGTATTTTATTCATCGTCAAAGAATAATCAAATCCAATAATCCTATTACTAGTACTATTATCACAAGTAGCACTTATAGATCCTTGGCTTGGAATATAAATAGGAGTAGGAACTGAGCCAGTAGCATTAATGCCACTCTTCATTTCATCGTAAACAACAAAAGATGTATTAACTTTAGGTATAGAGCCGACAGCGCAGTTAACAGAATAAGAAGTTAAATACCCACTATTAAATCCATAAGAAGTATTATTTTTATAATTAAAACTGCCCTTCATAGCCTCAGATTCTCCCGTGAAATCTAGGATAGGGTCTTCATATATGAGATTCCTCGAAAAAGAAACCGTTTGACTTGTAGCTCCTCCTACTGTAGTTACACCACGTACTGAACCCAAAGGCTTCGCAATATTACTACTGTTAGAATAGCCCATATCGAGACTCTGCACTCCCGAAAGCTCTCTTGCGCTAGGGCTTCCATCTGCCCCTGCTATAAAGAAGTGGCAATCGTAATTTAGTGTTGTTCCGTACATTATGCTCTAGCTTGTCTTAGTGATCCTCCTAGTCTTTTCTCGTCATCTATTACTTGTCTAACCACATCTTTTATCTTAGTCGCCAATGAATTCTGTTGATCGTCTCCGTTACCTTGAGAGTTGGATGACCCATCAGAGTTGACGGTGATATTAATTATGGTTTCTCCAGAGTTATCAGAAACAGAAATAAGTTCATCAAGTTTACCTACTACGTCTCCAGATCCTCCACCACCCCCTGAGTTAAGAGCGTTTAAATTACCTCTACCAATTCTCTGGGTCGCAGCAGCGTTCATGACGAACTCACCGCCAGACAACATTGTTGGCACTGTGTCTACTCCAGAAGTATAAGGTATAGAACCGCCTGTAGCTTTCTTGGAGAATAGATCAGTAAGGCTGTTAAATCCAAAAGAGAATAAAGCTGAACCTAAAGATGCTAGCAGACCTTTTTTTGCCATAGCATTTCGCTCTTTAAGTTCTGCCTCTTTATTAGCTTGCTGAGTGAACAAACCAAACGCTGCCTCCTTAGAAGCTTGCTCCCTCTGGAATGCTGGGCTATTCCTCCGCCCAAACATAGTTAGTGCTGCACTTTGAGGAGCTAAGTTTACAGAAGCAAATCCTGAACCTCCTCTTGTTTTATCAAAGTTACCAGTAGTAAAACCTTGAGTGGCAAAATCTAGTAAATTATCTTTACCTTTCATTGCCCCTTGTCCGTAGGTTCCTGGGGTGAATAACCCTCCTCTTTGCATTGTAGGAACAGCACCTGAATTCAAAGCCGCCATGAAAGAAGATCCGTATTTATTAACAGAACTCTTCTTCATTACGAATTCTCCGCCAGTCAGTAACGCTGGCACGTCATCTCGATTACCAGAACCACCTCTTACTTTTCCTCCAGCATTGAATCCAGATACTATATTATTTACAGCTTTCTGCATAAAAGCTTGAGATAGAGTATTGAAGAAGCCCGAAGCTGCACCTAAAAGTAAATCTTTAAGATTCTCACCATTAGCAATAGCTTGAGTCATTGCATTTCCTATATTCTGAGCAAACTGAGCTGATGCATCTATTAACTGAGCTGAAAATTCTTCTTCTCTTACGATATCAGCAAATTCCATTAACCCCTGATCGGTTTTTTTACCTAAAGCCGTTGCCTTCGCAGCTCTATTTCCTTCTGATATGTTAAATTTAGCTCTAGCTGTAGGATCAGTAGAGGTTAAAGCGTCTATTCTTGCTTGAGCAATATTTTGGGGAGATGTCAGGTTAGTGACCATATCTCCCACAAGTTGATCAAAGCTTAAATCCCCAAGTTTGCCAGCAGCTTTTATCGCAGCATCCGCTAATTCTAGATTAGCGTCAGCAGCTTGTTTGGCTATACTGTTATTATTAATAAGTTGTGATGTAGTTTTTTCTACTTCTGCAGCTAACAGATTGAATGTTTTGTCCCCCTTCCTTTCACCAAATTCAGCTAAATTTTTAGACAATTTTTTGAATTCGGCAATTATATCGCCTCCTTTCAATCCGTTTATTGATTCCATGATTTCATTAACGTCAGAATCTCCTAATTTAGACATTTGTCCTTTTATTATAGGATTTTCCAAAAGACTTCTGAATTGTTCTCTTTGATTTCTTTCTCTTGTAATGGTATCTCTCTCATTCTCTAGAGAAGCAATACCTCTTTCTGAAATAGCATTTGAAACAGCTCTCCCTCTAGTTTCATTTATATTTAAAGGGTCATTAGACCCTTGAGCTATAGCTAATTGTCCTCTTGCTATTTTTTTAGACAATAAAATCTCCCTGCTAACGCTAGCATTTTCATCAGCAGTCCCTGACCTAATAAGGGCGGCATCCATAGCCGCTTTTTGCTGCGTGATTTCAAAAGTGATATCTCTATTTACATCCAGTAGTTTTTTTGCTGCATCTACCCTATCTTTTTCTCGATCAAGTGCATTAATAATTGGAACCAGAGCCGCTTTCACTGATTCATCATTTTCTTCTAAAAGTTTATTAGCCATCTCAAGGACTTTAACTCTGTCTTCTTCTGTGGCTGTTCCTGATTGGACTATCTGATTTAACTTTTCCTGTAATCCGTTGCTAATTCCTTCTATAAAAGTTAATTCTCTACTCTTATCAACTATTTGACCAACAGCATTAACAGTAGCGTTCCTATTCTTTAAGTTTGCATCTATCTCTACTCTTTGTTCTCTAAGAGAATTTAATTCAGTTTTTGTCAAATCACCTCTAGTTTCAGCAGCTAAGATTTGAGTATCTATAGCGTCCAAGACCCCAGTTTCAGCTTTTACTCTTTCTACAGCATCTTTTATTTTTTCTTTTGCAATAGAAGCTATTGCTCTTTCTAGCGTCTCCTCTTGTTTTGTTACCTTTAATGCACCCTCTTTGATTTGTAATGCTTGTTCTTCTAATATAACAGCCCTAGCTGCATCTTCGTCTATATTAAGTTTTTTAGCTTTGTTTTTTACAAATTCATCCATTTTTCTTTGGTCTGGTGGCCCTTGTAAATTTGGACCCAATCCAAATGTTAAGTCTACATCTTTTAATTGAGTTCTTAATTTCGGCAATAAACCATTGGTTTCTTTTAAAAATTCAGCGAATAATGCCAACTCTTCAGAATCTATTCTGAATCTAAAGCCTTCTTCTCCTTCTTTTATATCCTCCCCTCCTTTTTGCCTCATTCCTAAACGAGCAAGTTCTTCTTCTATCGACTCGATAGTTCTTCCACCAGCTCTCGCTTCAGCGATAGCTCCTGATAATATATCCTTTGTCTGAGAGCCTTCAAAAGAAAGATTTTGTTTCTCAAGAACGTTTCTAGTGACTCTCCTTCGCCTTCCTCCACCGTAAGGAGCATAATCACCCTCAAGAAACTGTTTTTCAACCATCGCGCCTGGGCTTTGTATTTTAGATATTAAATCTGCCATAACTTTAGCACCTTTGGTACTACCCACTAACCTATTAGCCTCGTCTGTCAGTTGTTTTTGTTCTATTTGACTTAAGCTCTGAAGTTTCCTAGCTGCTGACGCTGAAGCATCACCTAACGCAGCTATTCCTGTCTTGGTATTATCAGTTATACCCGACATATCCTCGTAAACGCTTGACCCAAATTTGACAGCAGCGGTAATACCTCCAAGCGCTGCTCCGAAAAGGCCTAATTTACTTATGATACCACCTGTTTTGCCTCCTATCGAGTTTCCAAAATCATTTATAGCACTACCTGCGAAAGCTGCAGTTGTAAGAGAGCTGCCAAAACTAGCAAATCTATTTACAAATCTTCCAAATCCTTCTTGCACTTCAGAAGTAGCACCGCTTAAAGCAGAAAAGGCAATTTGAGTCGCAAAAATACCACCAAGCATATCTCTTTGGCCTTTTACATTATTGTTATTAGCTTGAGTTGTAGCTTTAATAGATTTTGTAGATTGGTTAACAGATTTTGTTAAATTCGAAAGCGATCCTGCGAGTTTAGGAGGATCAGGTGTTCGGGGTCCGACTCCTGACGCTGCAAATCCGCTTCCGCCTATCTTCATGCCATCAGCAAAGTTTGGTATAGCTCCAGTAGGTTCGTCTCTAGTGTTAGTGATAGCTAACCCCATTGGGTTACCAGCGTTCTTTAAACTAGAGTCTTGATTAATCCTAATCTGGTTGATTGGCAATCCTGCAGCAGACTCTCTAGCTATTGCATCTCCTAATCCACCAGCGAAATTAGGGATATAACCTGCAGCTGAAGTCGGTGTTCTACCCCGTGTAGACAAACCTAAGCTAGATTTCACACTGCTAGCGCCTGAAAGCCCTCCTTGCGCTTTGTTTGCTCCTGCCGTTAATTGTTGAAGAGCTGGGCTAGTAACTTTTTTCCCTGTAGGATTATTACCAAAAAAAGCAACAATTTTTTTGGCCATACTATTATTACTTTTATAGTTAGACCCTATTTTAGCTTCTAAATAATTAACTTTGGACCCTTTTAAAGATGGCGATATTTGCGATATGTTATCTACAGCTTTACGACCTACATAATCAAAAGTCCCTGTTTCTCCGAAATCAAAGTCTGGGCTTTTAAGTAATGCACTAAGTGCGGTTTCGAAAACCGCACCTGCTAAACTACCGATTGCGCCTTGGTTACCTAATTTATTAATTTTCCCAGATGTAGGTTTACCACCCGTCATACTTTTAGCCTCAGATTTTGATAAGCTTATAGCATATTTACCTATCCTATTTTTTAATTCTTTTTCTTCTCTAGCTTTTTCTCCTGCGGCATCTATACCATAGACTGGGAATTCAAATGTATTTGCTCCAAATTTCCCTTTAGCAGTAGTTCTACCTCTTTTTTGAGGTACGATCATAGCGGCAAAATCTATGAACTTAGACTTAGGATCAGTCTTAGCAAAATTAGGTATATAGCCTCCAGCCGCTCCAATTTTCCTAGCTCCTGCGGGAAGGCCCATAGAGGAAACCATATTTTGATTAAAAATTGCAGATCCGTCACCTCCTGCAAAGTTTGGAACTATATATTCGCTGCTGTTAGCGACCATTGTCCCTTTTTGTCCACCTCCAAAATTAAAGTTTGGTATAGTGACTGGTCTAGCTGAAGAAGGAGCGCCTCCTACGCCTTTACTGATATCTGATCTTTCTGATCCATAACCAGCTACAGCATTGTAATTAGGAATAAATCCTCCAGCAGCGCGACCTCTACCTCCTCTAGTACCACGCATGACCCCAGGAGCTACTCTAGTGGCAATAGACTGCATCTTAGTCATTACTGACAATTGCTCATTTAAAGCTGTAGTAAAGAATTTAGTCTGTAATACTTTCTTCTGTTCAGCACTTATTTGTTGATTTTCTATATTTAAAATCGCTTTTTGAATACCTTCATTACCCAGTAGGGTAGAAGCTATCTGGCCTTGTAATGTAGCTTGTTGTTGTGCGGCTTTATTTAAACCAAAAAATGTTTTTAAAGACCCAACACCGAATCTAGCAAGATCAGCGGTAAGTTTAAGAATGATAGCTCCAAATATAGCTAACCCAGGACCGCTAATAACAGAGCTTATACCTTTGACTATCCCTCTAGCCATATCACCACCAACACCCTCTCCATCTAATACTTCTTTAATGTCACCAACTAAGCTATTAAAAAATCCTAAAAGATTTTTAAGACTATCAGTAACTCCTATTTCACCTAAAGTATTAGCTAATTCTTTTAAGTTTACTGTAGCTTTATTTATAGAAGCAGATAGTGTGTCATTTAAAGCTATATTCCGAGAATAAGCTTCATTAAAAGCAGAAGAAGCCGTTTTTGTTACTTCTATGGCTGTGGAGGTTTCTTTATTGTAATCTTCTAAAATAGCTAAGAAAGGGGCAATTTGGAATTTACCAACTAAACCTTCCGCGATTTGTAGTTTCTTTGCATCAGGTAAGTCTCCTAAAACTTTAGCTAGATTTTGAATGAGCTTTGTAGCTCCTAAAACTTGTCCACTAGCATCAGTTACTTGGACTCCCAAATTCTGCATTGTTTCCAACTTTTCTATACTCTGAATACGAGTAAATATAGTTTTGAAAGAGTTACCAATAACAGCGCCACCTCGCGCTGTTGTTTTCTGAACTGCTGTTATAACTCCGATCAATTCATCAAATGAAACTCCAGCTTGAACAGCAACAGAACCTGATCGTTTAATACCTTCAATCAAGTCTCTTTCAGATACAGCGGCAGATACAGCAGCAGCAGATAATTTATTTAATACTTCTGCACTACTAAGACCCTCTTTGTTAAAAGAGTTAATAGCTGCAGTTAATCCAGCAACAGCTTCAGATGCACCCAAACCAGATAATCGGGTTAATATTAAAGAGTCACTTAGTCTTTTTTGAACTTCTTCAGCAGACAAACCTTGACGGCTAAGCTCTAAAGCAGCATTTGCAACTGTATCGAATGATTGTTCAGTATTCTTGGCAACATCAAAAATAGTTTTACCGAAATCCTTTAATTGTTTGTCACTAGTTCCTAAAATTGAATTAATACTGGCTAGAGATTTTTCCACCTCTATTGTAGTTACAACTAAATTTTGAAATCCTCTGGTAACTGCAGAAAGTACACCAACAGAAGCTCCAAATGCTAACACGCGAGCATTAGCAGCTTCCATAGATTTAGTAAACTGATCAGCCTTACCTGTAATACGGCCCAAAGGTTGAGATAGTCCCTCAATACTTTTGGCCCCACTGCCCATATTAATCTTTAGGCTTTTCCCAGCTTTTTGAGCTGCTGCCTGAATGCTGGCTTCTAATCCTGTTTGTACTACTGGTATTTTTATTGGCATATCCGTGAACCTTTAATGTATTTACACAAAGATTTACACATCATGCCCAGCTAATCGCATCATTTGTGTCATATCTAGTTGACCACCGTGCTTTTTAGCTTCTTCTGCCAGAGAAACGCCTTGAACTCCACCTATATCTTCTACATCTTCTTTAGTAGCCCCAAACAAAACTGAACCTGATGCATCATCCCTTATTCCAGTTGAACTTGAACTCTGATTCTTTGAAGAAGAATAAGCTATTAACTTCTCAGGATCTTGACGATAATCATCTGGTATATCTTCTGTATACTGAAAAATATTATGAAACATCCTACCAAACAAAGTGACCCTTAATTGGTAGATGGTTAATTCAGTAATAGGCTTCCTGTAAAACGATCCACAATCTTCACACAGAGAAAGATACATACTAAAGAAAGGTCTTAGAACGGCTTTCTGGAGATTGTCATCAGAAATACGTTCTGTGATATCATTTTGTAACTGGGTAAGCTTTAAAATTTCCCAAGTCTCTAGTTCACCGAATTCCTCTTCAGAATACAAGTGTTCAGTAAGTTCTTTATTTTTAAAGATTAAAAATCTTAATATTTCATCGCTGCTTCTTGAGGTAGCATAGTCTTCGGCAGTTTGACCTATTACTTCACTCCTGTCAGATTTTAGCTTATATAATTCTTGAGATCTTTCGAAAATAGTCTTCTCTAATTGTTCTCTTTGGGATCTTAAATTTAAATGTTTTACGCTTATTTTTAAATTCTCTACCTCTTTTTCTAAAGAAGCTATTTTTAAATCACTTTCTGCGTCCCATATTTCTTCTTCTAATACATAAGAAATTCTGTCTTTTTCTAATTCTAAACCTCTAGATAAAGCCAGCTCTTTATACTTTTCGTAATATTTATGCAAATACCTCTGATCCCTTATACTTATATGTTTTATATAAATATAAGAATCATTGAATAAAGCTTCCGTATAACCATCGAAAGCTTCACCAACTAAAGAGATATAGAACTCTTCTTTCAAACCTCACCATTTTCAACATCTTCAATGAGTTGATTGAACTCTTCAGGAGTAGAAGCTTGGTTAAAGAACCAAAATGCTAGAATTGTAGTAACTTTTTTAACTAGCAAACCATAGAAATCAGAAGACTCATCTTCCTTAAGGTAGTAATCATCTATTTTTTTCTCAAAATCATCACCTATAAAATAAGGTTTTGGATTTTCATCATCTTCATATTGAACATGAGTTAGCATGAGGGTATACCACAAAAGCAAACGGTTTTGAGCTTTAGTATCCGCAGTATGATCAAACAAAGACTGCATGGAAGTCTCAGAATCAACAATCTTCCTTTTCTTTGTCGCCAGCTCTTCTTTTAGAGCCTCAATTCTTTCCTTCTGTTTGTCTGTTTTTTCCTCGATAGTCTCAAGTCTCACATATTCGTTTTGGATATCGAATATATCTTTATAGAGTATGCCGTAATCTTTCGCATCGTCTTCACTCCAAACTCCACCAGTATCGCTATACTTTTTGTAAAGCATAGCTTTGGTTAAAATGCCTTTTTTTACACAGCGGCTCATTTCCACCGAGTATTCAAGCTCAGCTTCTTCAAGATCTCTACGAGAAGGACGTTTAAGTTTAACTTGAACAGGGACTTTCTTTTTTACTTTTTTAGTAACAGTAGTCTCTTCACCAGTTTTTTTGTTTTTCCTCTTAGTTACTTTATCGACTTCCTTTTCTTCGTCGATTGTGAATGAGTATAATTCTTTAAATGCCATAACCTTTTTCCTTATTTAAATGTAAAACTTACCTGATAATTATCGATTCTAGAACACAAATTTCTAATAGATTCATTGCCGCAATCTAAAATTCTTTTTCGAATCCAATCAGCCTTATCAGGGGTAAAGTGATCTGCGGTATCTATAATTGGATGATACTTCTTTGGGATATTTTTATAAAGCTTCTCATAATGAAAATCATGGTCTTTCTTCATATCTTCAACCAACATTAGCATCATCTTGAAAAGCCTAGAAATCTCATCATTAGACAACTTTTCCAAATTTTTTTTAGCGTTCATCCTTAAACCTATCTTATTATATAAATAATAGTGTAAAAATCAACATGGCAGGTTTTTTATCAAGCGATCAAATAACAAAAGTTCAGAACTTAGCTGACACTTTGCATACTACATTTGCGCGAACTATAACAGTTTATAAGAATGCTAAGAAAACTCTCATAGCGTCTAATAGTTCTTGGAACTCTTTGTATGGAAGGACTAATACTGGCTCTGATAGCTCAGTAGAATATACTACAGAATCCCAAACGTTTCAAGCTCGTATATATTATGATGACATGGATACATCGTATCTGACAGATGATGGCCCAGCAGATCAAGCTGGCACTCAAAACAAAGTGGTAGTATCTGATGGTACAGTTAGAATAGTAGTCAAAGTAGATGGATATAACTATCTGAACGAGGCACGTAGGGTTGAGTTCGATGGAACAATGTTTATAATAGAAAGCGATGGTAAACCTAGAGGTTTCACCTCTAACCAGTTCTATACTTTCGTCCTTAGCCCAACAGAATAAATGGCTAAACTACCTATAGATGTTCAGAATGCTTTAAAAAGGCAGCTCCCAAAAGCTGTACGTAGAGACTTTGAAAAAGAAGTCCGTAAAGAGTTTAAAAAAATCAAAGATGAGATGCTTAAAGAGTTTTTGACTGATTCAGTCACTCTGGAGCTTTTAGAGGGATCGGGAGCTACAAATATAAGTGGCACTTTGGGCGGGGTTAGTAATTTATTTGCATTTATAGGGTTTGATTCGGGTGAACAACCAATAACACCTATATTACAATTATTAGAAGGAACACAGATAAATTATAAACAAGAGGTCAGAAAAACAGAAATAGGCGTAGAATTTGATGTATCTCTACCGACTGCACAAGATATATTCGCAGTCACGCCATTGCCTTGGGCTTCTGGAAGAAGTTGGGCTGAAGGTATAGAAAGAGGATTATCAGGTTTAGGTTACTTATTAAGGAAAAGTGGAGGAAGATCGGGAGCTGCAGTCCAAAGTCGTGTAAACAAAGTAAGAAGCGGTAGATTCCAAAACAGACCTTATATATCTGCTTTAATAAGAAAATACCGAAAAAGATTTGAAGACTTGAAATGATTGAACAATTCCAACATAAACTAACCTCATCTTTCTTTTTGTGGTTTGATAATTTCTTACTTAAGAAAGGTGAAGCTTACAGTAATAAGACTGGGGAGCTATTTAATTATGCTGACCCCAGATTAGATTCTAGATATGTGGCTTATGGAAGCCCTTATAAACAATGGGTAACAGATTCATCAATTTCTGGAGCTGTTATACCTACAGGGGTTTCAGTGGTGGGGGCTGGTACATCAGGTCGAGATAACGGCGTGGTTTTTGATTTCGAAAATGGCAGAGCTTTATTTTCTGGTAGTGATACAAGTATGACTGTCACAGGGGAGTTCGCGGTAAAAGATTTTAATATTTATCTGACCAATGATACAGAAGATGACTTAATAGTAGAAAACAAATACACTGTTAATTCAAGACTTCCGTCTGGCCCACTTACGTATATTGAGCCTTATGATGACGTAGTACCTGCTATTTTCCTGTCTGTTTCTCAAGCAGAGAATAGCCCATTTGCTCTTGGAGGTATGCAAGAAACAAAAGTCCAAGCTAAAGCTGTTGTTCTCGCAGAGGACACATACCAATTAGATGGAGTCATGTCTATCTTTATGGATTCAGTAGATGAAGTGATTGCGGCTATACCAATGTCAGGCTACCCAATCACAGAACTTGGAGATCTAAAAGGAGGGAGCTTTAATTATACAGGTCTAGCAGAAGACTACCAAGGGGAAACTAAGTTCTGTATAGAGAAAGTAAAAACCTCAAAATTAACAGATAGGACTAGGAATGTCCTTGCGAATGAGCTTTATGTCGGATTTGTAGATTTTGACATAGAACAATATAGATATCGCTTCCAATAAATTTCATATTTTAATATTAAAACTGTAAACAAAATAAAGAATCTTTAATTATGGCAAGAAACAGAGTAATTTACCAATCAGAAGGCTTATATGTTAGTAATGTAGCCTCTTCGGGAAGCGCAGCATCTCACGAACAGCTAAACCGTGTTCAGAGTGCTAACTATAGCTTCACTATTAATCGTCAAGATGTTAATCAATTTGGAGACTTAGCAAGGATTGACTCCTTGGTTCTTGATCCACCTACTGTTAGCCTTGACTTTAGTTATTACCTGACAGATGGATTTAACGAAAGGGCGCTAGGCTTTTTTGTTCAGCATACTGGTACAGCAACAAGCAGCCAAAGATTCGCTAATTCTGCAGAATTAAGTAGTGGAAACTTCGCTTCTGGTCACTTGACTTCTAGTTCTGGGGCGAACTTTTTCATCACAACTTCTCCTGATGGAGAAGACTTGAACAAAGATCCATCTCAAAAACTTGACACAAATGATACCGTTATTGGTGTAGGTAACTGTTACGTTAGTGATTATAGCGTCGATCTTTCTGTTGGTTCTCTACCCACAGTCAATGTCACAGTAGAGGGAGCTAACATGTTGTCTTCTACAAGCGGAAGTGGTTTTGCTAGCCCAGCAGTTAATCAGGAAAATGGGGATTCTCTCACTAATGTTATTGTGCTTCCAAACCCAACTCAAGACGGAGGGATCGATTCTAAAGGCGGTCCTATTACGGCATTGCGTCCAGGAGATGTTACTCTAGGACTCGGTAACGTTGACGGAGAATCTCTAGTAATACTTTCTGGCACAGACGGCGCTCATGTCCAAAGCGCTTCTATCTCCCTCCCCCTTTCAAGGACTCCTATTGATAGACTTGGTAGCCGATTCCCATTTGCCAGAGAGGTTGATTTCCCTGTTAATGCGACACTTAACATTAGCGCCATTGTAGCTAATACTCAAGCCGCAAACTTAGCTGACATCCTTAACTCTGGTGTTCAAGAGGCTACAATTACAGTAAACGATACTGCAGGAGATGAAGCTATACAATACAAAATGAAAGGTCTGAAAATTGACAGCCAATCTTTCTCTTCTAGTATTGGGTCTAACAAGACTGTAGACATTACTTTCTCAACTCAAATTGGTGGGCCTAATGACCAATCCAATGGAGTATTCATGAGCGGAGCTGGATTTAACCCCGTGTTTACATCGTAGTATGTCTGATAAAGATAAAAAAACAGAAAAGAAATTTTTCTCCTCTTTTGAGGAGGAGAAAGTAACTGAGAAAAAGGATAAACCATTTACTGGTAAATTGAATGACCCTAATGTCCCGATGAGGCGTAAAAATAGGGTGTTGAATGACGGTAAAGATTGGTTTGATACACATCCAGACGCATAATAAAATGAGTGATTCAAAAAAGAAAGCGGTCCCAAAGAAGACTGTAGAGAAAAAGGCAGAAGCCCCTAAAAAAGCGGAAGCTCCTAAATCTACGGCTAAGACTCTCGGCGATCTTAAGAAGGAGTTTGTAGCAGCCCGTAAAGCTCATCCCGAACAGGATGATGCTATTCGTGCCGAATACCTTAAGCAGAAGGCTATCCTACAAGGTAAGTAATCTAGGTGTAAACCACACCTATTCCACTAGCATCTATACCACCCAACTGTCTAGGTTGGGCTTGGTAGATGTTGTATTGAGCTGCCATTTGAGTGACCTTATCCATACAGTCGTTAGCTAACCCTCGATAGACTTTAGATACCTCATTACGGTTAATGAACGTCACAGCGCTCTCACCGTCTCTTAGGGACAAAACGTTGTCTCCACTCACAGATGACTTAGTAATGCCTCTGAGGGCGTTCCTAGCCTCTTTATTGTAGTAATTAGAAAGGTATAGCTCTTTGAGGACGTTCTGAGCTTCAATATCCATAAATCCATATGTCCCTGTGGCGTTATCTCCACTAAAGTTTGTATAGAGGTAAGAATTGACTTGTCCTAAGTTCTCATAAAGCCACCCGCTAACACTAGCGACTGTAGCTATCCCTGTATCACCATCAAATTCCGTGGTGACAATCCCTGAAGCGAGGTCTTCTAATACATTTGGCATATAGTGTATTACACCATCTTTATTGATTTAACCAATCAAGAACTTCTTTATGTTTAGGATCATTAGGGTCTAGTTCCATAGCTGGGACTGGTTGGGGAGCAGTAGCGATATTCCCTCTACTATTATACCTATTGAACTCCTTGATAATATTGTCATGGACAGCGCCTTTTTCGTAGTATGGATTGACTCCTACCTTACGAGAGAAAGCTTGGAGATCTGCCTTGCTCATTTTGTTTAGCTTCTCTTTAAGAATATTAATATCATTAGTGCCAAAACTATTGGTCTCCCCTGTCCCAAAGATAACTTCCACCTCTTTCATTACCTCTTGATATCTAGCTGTGCTAGTCTGGCCATTCGCCCTAAGCTCATCTAACTCCTCCAACAAACCCTTCTTAGGGGGAATCTCTTGCCCAGTAGTCACCTCATTGAAAGGCATTCCATTCTCTTCTTTGTTTTCTTCGTCAGCCATACAGTATTATATACACTAAATAAAAAAATTACAAAAAAAAGCCACCCCCGAAGGAGTGGCTCTCTTTATAAGTGTTAAGTCTAGCTTAGACGATACATCCAAGGAGGACACGGTTGTCAAGGACAACACGACCTTCTTCGATTTGACCGTAGTAACCAATCTTGTTCTGACGAACACTGTATTGGTCATCTGCAATCAAGTTCATCTCACTGTTGCTATCTGGATCAGTAGCAACAACGCGCATGAGGGAATCGCGAGTGCGATCAACTCCAACGACGATCTCACTAGCAGCACCGTCAAATACAGCTGTGTTGCTTCCATCGAACTCAGCGAAGGAGGTATTCCCTGCAGCAGTATCAAAGATAGTGTTGAACTTCTGTCCTTTACCCATCTCGTTAAACTCAAGAATGTTAAGACCCATGAAGCTATCAAGTCCAGCATTGCGGAAGAGATCTTCACGAAGTGATTCTGGAGCTGCAATTGGATTAGCTGAAGAAGCATCACCAGCTGAACCTGCGCCGTCACCGCCGCGAGTGTTAACAGGGTTATAAGCCATAGAGCGAATGCTACCGATAATCTCTGGGGAAACGATAAGGTCAGTAATACCGCGAGTGCGAGAGGTAGGAGTTCCACCGATCCATGAAGTATTGATACGCTTAGCAAGAGTCATAAGCTTATTGAGGTCATCAATAAGGAATGAACCAGCAAGAGCAGAACGGAAAACCTGAGCATCACCAGCAAGTGGAGATGTATTGATGGTTGCGTTAGCAAGCGAAGTCATGACAAGTGAAGCGGAAGTGCGCTCCTGCTTAAGAAGAATCTCCTGTGCAACACGGGAGAAAGTCTTACCAATAACATCCATGCGGCTTTTAGCGGCGTAACGACGATCAAAGTCAACAGCAGAATCAAGAGTGTAAGTGGCAAGCTTCAGCTCGGAAGCTGTAGGAAGCACTTGGTTACTTGGAAGTCCACCAGCATGGCTTTGGCTCCATACTTTGACATAATCTTCATCAGAGATGTCGTAGTAAAGGTCAAGCGGGATGCTAGGATTGTCGTCAGCGTCAAATTGAAGCGACTGGAAGAGAGTGCTGATAGTAGGAGCATTGTTGAGAACCTCGGCCAAAACTGGTCCGATGAAATCAGCAAGAGCTACTTGAGCCTCATGTGCAACAGTGCGGTTGCGGGAAGCCATAGCTTTCACAAGCTCGACTTGTTCTGGGGTACGTTTTAAAGTGATTTTCATAATAATAAAATTCTTTCTATTTATCGGTTACAATCAAAAGATACAACGATGTAATCTCCAACGAATTGGTCTGTAGTAGGCCCAACGCTAGAACGGCTTCCTGTTCCAAGAACATGTCCAAAAGCTTTAGCAGCACCGCGAGCAGCACCAGTGACTTTTCCATCAGTGTTATTAGAAGCGATGATAGCAGTTCCTGGAGCGTAGCTAGCAGCAGTTCCATCAAAAGCAGAAGCTGCTAGTGTGAAAATTCCTTTAGTAGCAACTGGAACAGCTTGTCCTGGGAGCATAGCTTGTAGTTCTTCTTGTTTCTGTGGATTGTAGAGCAGCTTCTCGCCGTTCTCATCATTTTTTGCAGTTTGATACAATGTCAAACCCAAGGGGACATCCCCAGAGGTAGAACCTGTAATCTTGAGATTAACTTCAGGATACATATCTGTAGTACCAACGAAAGGATAATCGGTTTTACCCAAGTAGCTGTTCGTCTGGTACGTTACAGGATCGTTATCAAAGTTACCGTCTGATACCTTCACAAAAACGCCAGCATCGCCAGCGCCTGTGTCAGTAGTGCTTGTGAGAACATCACTGCCGATGACAGAGTACATGTTCACAACATCGTGGTCAGAATATTGTCTGAATGGTAGAATTCGTAATGCCATAATCTATTTTTTGTTTGTTTTCTAAGAAATTTGAATATTCTCGCGAGAGAAAGCTGATGCGAACTTATCGCGCAGTGAAGGCTCTTGGGAAGCTACAGCTTCATTAGCGTTGGATACTTCTGCATCAACAACTTCAGCAGCGTCGAGAGCGTCTTCGATTTTAACCTCTTCAGTTGAAGCGGTTGAAAGTTTTTTAGCGACTTCTTCATCAATACGAGCTTGAATTTGAGAGTTGAACTCTTCTTGGACCTCTTTATTTTTGGTTTTCCAAAGAATATCGAGTTTGGAAGCGAATGCCTCATAAGAAGCTTCATCTCCAAGACCCTTAAGCTCAGAAGCGAGGAATTCACGATCTTGGTCATCAAGTTCGAATTTCTCATCAATCTGATCCATACGAGTATTGAACGAAGCAACAGCTTCTTCAGCTTTCTTTTCATTCTCAAAGGAAACGATACGCTCACTGGCTTCACCAAATTTAGCTTCAAGTTCTGCAACCGAAGCTTTGAGGTCTTCATATTCTTTGATTTTTTCTTCCTTCTCCAATTTCTCTGCTTCAAGATCCTTACGGTATTGTTCGTCCCGTTGACGGATTGCATCAGCAAAGGTATCGGTCATAGAAGCTACCGCTTCTTTGGAGAATTTCTTCTCACCAAGAAGATCCTTTAGTTCGTTTAGAGTTTTTTCAAGTTCCATATTAATAATGTTCTTTTCGTTGTTTACATTTAAATTACTGTTTTGTGAAATTTTATCCCTTTTATCAGATATAAAAACTTTTTTAGTTTCCTTGTGAGAAGAGTATAACCCCTTAACATCTGCGGCTGGATTCAAGGTGTAAGCTATACCTAGTGGGTAAATGTCACCCTTGATAAGTCTATTGATAGTCTCGCCCTTATCAGTTTTTCCGTTCCCCCCATAGCTCCTCAAAAATCCCTGCATTTCCGCTATTTCTTCAGGGTCAGAAACTATCCTAGCTTTGCTCAATTCATCACTTCCAACAGCTAAGACATAATCATTAAATCCGACTTCCCAGCTCGCTGAGACTTTTTGGAATTGTTTGCTATTCTCGTCTAGTGATTTCTCTACTAAGTTAGTGAAACTAGAGTTTATAGTCTTATATAAAACAGCTCCCAAAGCTATATTGAAAGGCTCTTTCATAGAAGCCGCAGTTTCTTCTTCTATAAGTTCGCTAGATTTGTAGTCACTGTAACCAGCTGAAACAATGTGTCCTACAACTTTTTGTTTATCATGTTCAATATTGGTTGGCTTATGAATAAACTTATTAGTGTATTTGACAGCAGTTTCCGCATCCATACCATCACCATTCTTATTGAATTGATTTATGACGGCAGCATTAAAAGCTACACCCATAAGATCTACATTCTCATTGTAGTCTATTTCTTTTGGTATAAGAGGTTCTAAGTTTTTTAGAGAAGCTTCTGATATCAACGAAGCTTTGTTTATCTCACAAGACAACAACGGAGCTTCAAAAGTCGCGGTATATTTGTAATCCATATTTACTCAGAGTCTTTTTTGTTAGCTATATCAGTTAAGAGGTTAGCGTAGCTTTTTTTAGATTTATCCTCTTTACTCTCTGACTTTTTACCTTTTTTACGTAGAAGTTTAAAATCCTCCTTAGTTACCTTACCATCTTTATTTTTATCTAAAGCCGCTTTTTGTTTTGGAGACATGGCGGCTTCAGTCTCTTTTACCATCTCTTTATGCTTCTTCATAAACGATGCGTGATCGGGACCAGCCATATAAACAACTTTTCCATCTTTCCCTTTATGCGAGTGAACGCCAGTAAGCCCCATTTTCTTAGCATCAGCCAAAGCCTTGTCCTTAGAATCAAAATAGTGTTTATCGACATCTGGAGAACCATAACTAGAATATTTCTTTTTTTTAGATTGACTTTCTTTGTCTTTATCTCCGCAATGCATTGCTTCAGAGATATCAACTTCGATACCGTTTTCTGTATACTCAAAATTATTTTTCATGGCTATGATATAGAATTGCTGCTGGATAAGTCTCTAATGAATGTTCAGATGATATATCTAAAACCTCCCTTAAAGTATCTAAATCCTCTATTTTATTAAAATCTTTTACACATGATTCAAGGGTTTCGTCCCAAGATTCTTTATTCTGTGAACAAACTATAGATTCGCAGAGGTTAGAGAGCATCTCTTCTTGAGCTTGGCTAAGCTCTTCGACTTTTAAATGAGAAGACATTTTTGCCTTAGAGTCATGTATGAAACTATCTATAGAATAGATTGTATCTTGAATATTAGCCCTAGAGTAAGTAGCGTTAGCTAGAGGAATACCAGTGGTCCCCTCTGGCCTACCGCTTTCTTTTCTTGGGCTTGATGAACTGCCTGAAGGGTCGAATACAGGAACTCCACCGACTAAAGGGTTAAAGTGACCCTTTTCACGCTCTTCAAGGAATTCTTTTTGAGCTGGCTCTAATTTATCGGGGTCTGGGAACTTTCCATTGTGGAACATTTCCATCCCTTGTTTAGGAGTAATGATGCCCAGCTCCATAAGCCGAGTAGAAGCCCTCATTAGTTGCACTTCGTCCCTCATATCGATATCTTTCATTTTAGCTTCAGGCCAAGAGCGGAAACCTAAATCTTTAGCGATCCTTTTTATCTCTTTGTTTAAGAAATCATTTAAAAATCCATGACGCGACTCCTGTAGCCTATCAATAAATATTTGAGCTTTTACTTGGGTAGCATTGAACTTCTCTTCTCCAACTACAATATTTTGCAGACCTTGTTTAATATCCTCATTGAGAATCTGATACTTCTCAGGGCCGAGAACTAAGTTTAACTCAGGGATAATAAATTCAGCTTTTGTGGTATAGTCAGAAACTAAAACCCTACCTACACTTTCATTTTTGAATAGGTTTTGCATAGCAGCCATGTTGTTTGGGTTAACCCCTCCCTTTTCTGGATCTGCGCCCATAGTAATAAGCAGAATAACATTCTCTACTGTGCGAGTAATGGATTGATCCATTTTCTTCAATTCAAGCTTTGCATTAATATCGTCTAGCACAGGGAATCCAAATGGTATGGCAAAAGGCTCATAATCTTGTTTCTTGTAGAAAGAGAAAGAAAGTCTCTGAGGATCTAGGTCTATGCTAATACCGTTGTTGTTAAAGGAGCCTGTCCTAATAGACTCTTTTATTTCATCATCTAAAGCGTTAAATATATCTATATCCTCTTCTGTTTGTGGATTGGCTAGTCGAGCAAGCTCATATTCAGATAAGACCTTCTGATATACTCCTCCATAAGTAAAAGTCGTTGCTCTCTTAGCTATGACATCATATGGATTGAGCAAAATATATTTCAAAGGGATTTTATTAGTAGAAGTCCCAATCGTCCCTACTTGATTAATAAGTCTAGCATAATCATCAGCTTTAAATTTTCCGTCTACACGGTAAAGAAAAACATTACCACTACGATAATACTCTCTAAAATATTGATCTTTGAGGGCTATAATGTTAATTTTTTTAAACCATTCGTAAAAGAACTCTCTGCTTTTTTTAGAGCCACCTTCTAAGTAGATATCAGTGTTGGTGAACTCTGACATAATATCTATTGCGTTTCGGAATACAGCTACGTTGCAATAAGCTTTTTGACAAAGTTCTATAGCATCTCTACAGGTAACTCCTTCAGAAGAGTATTCGTAAGGTAGTAACCCTGAACGGATACTTGAATATCGATTATGCAAATTAGTATAAGCGGCACGATTAGTCCTAGAGCCTGAGAAGCCGCTAGTTGATGCCCCTTGTCGTCTAGCCTCAGATGTATTACTATAAGAAGCATCTGAAGTGTAAAACGGCTCGCCTAGTAATTCAGGGGAAGCCTCTTCTGTATTATCACTAGCTTGTGAAGGATGATCTGAAATATTGAATTTTTTCCAATATTCTGAGCGCTTAGTATATTTTCTTTTAGACATGAGATACAAATTATCTTACACCTCAAAGTTAACTTTCAACTTTTAAAAGTTAAGAAATAAACATTGGAGTGAAGGTGTTCTGTTGGTCTGATATGTCATCAGATTCCATATCGAAAACGACATTCATCATCCAGTTACCTAGAACTAAGGCGGAATAAGAATCTTTACGGGCTTTATCTGCACCAGTCTGCTTTCTTAGGTTAGGGGGTAGGTCGAAGCTCTGCGTCCCTTGTGCAGAAGTCGTAATTTGAACCATAGCGCACTGAACTTTTATTAAATCCATCATATCCCTTTGATGCTCTACGAAGTCGATCATCCTAGCACCTTTTGGTCCTTTTTCATTTGTATCGTTTCTTATAAATTTTAATTGATCGATTGGGACTCTAGACTTTCTTTGATTGTTGTAGTCATCATTCATTGCTGCACCAGCGAAGAATATACGTTTGTGGTCAAAAGCTGATTGTAGGGATTCATTAGCTAACCTAATCCAAGCAGATGTAGGCTTCCTCAAGAAAACAAACTTTTTATCTGATTTATTATATTGATTTTTAAGCCTTCTTAAGTTCTTATTGTAATCTTTTGATTTGTCTAAATCAGCCTCTATTACTCCTACATTCAAATTCTTCCTTTTGAATATCTCACTTTCATTACAAGAGTTGATAAATTGTACTCCACCGTTGTAATCTCCTACCACAGCTGATATATTGAAGTGTGTAAGTACATAAGCCATATATTTTATATGAGTTTTAAGGCTGGCTCCTGATAAAGCGTAGCTGTGAACTATCGTCCCTTTCCTAGTTTGCTTGTTTATTTTTATAAGCATCATCGCAAAATCATCAGAGCTTTCACTTTCAGACCACGATGGGTCGAAAGCCAAGATGTATTCGTCTTTAGGATTACCCACTACTTCTACAGATTGCCCTTCTCCATCTGGGACCGTGCAAGCCGCCATCTTACTAACCTTAAAGTATCCAGAACTGTCATCAGTGAAAATAGCTCCAAACTCTCGGTCAAACTGAGATTGGCTCATTGTTGATTTAGATTGGTTGATTAAGCTTTGATCATAAAGTTGTTCTGGCGCACAATCATAACTAAAATGCATTATCGTTCTATGCGCTCCATCTTGATTGTTCTCATTTAATATTAAAGATTCGTATTTTTGATATATTTTATAAAGATATTCAAATTTATAAGAGGCAGAAGATAAACCAATAATTTTGTTGTTTGGCCACCGTTTTCTTTCTTCTTCCTTCATTTTCCCCTGCTCTATCATCTTAGTCTCTAGATCGTAGACTTCCTGTCTTTCAGTAGGATTCTCCACAACAGACAAGAAGGGGATAATAACCTCGTTGTAAATCTTTTCGGGCATCAGCAATAATTCATCAATAATCATCCGTTGAAAACGGAAACCCCTCAACTTCTCTCCATCACCCAAGGGTAACGCTCTTATGCTGCTTCTCCCTATCTCCATAACCCATTCGTCATTCATCTTAGATGTGCGAGTTATACACTGAGAGAAGAATGCGGCTTTAGGGTTTTTTGCGATATCTTCGATCTTTTTAAAAATCATTTTAGACTGTCGAAAAGACTTCGAGATGATACCTATCTGAACACCTTGATTAAAAATAGCGTCTAAGAGCGCGAAAACGCCTGTAGAGAAGCTTTTGGACATTCCGCGACTCCAGATCCCCAAAAAGTAATCGGACTCCATCATGGACTTGATAGCCATATGCTGGAAAGGGAATAATTTTACCCCTGTAAGCAATTCACAAGCAAAAGAAGGATTCTCTCTAAAAAATTTATAAAGAAGTATCTTAGCTTCCGCTTCTTCTAAATACCCCTCTTTTTCTAGAATGAGTTTGTTTATATCCTTGTACTCTCTGTGGAGCTTCTGTTTTCCTGTTTCCCAAGCCATCTTTTTTAATTTCTTTGTCCCAAAAATATTGAAGGTCTACTTCCCAGAGCTTCTTTCCTAAAACAAGGATTTTGGGTATAAGCTCCTCGCTTTTCTCTCTAGAACCACTAAACACAAATTGACAGCAATCAGTATACTCAGATTGTATAGAACGCATCTGATGATAAACATAATCTAGTTTAAACTTCTTGAAGCCTTTTTTATTGGTGGCCCACATATCATCGAAGGCTGTTTCTGTAACTATATAAAGATAACAACCAATAGATCTGCACCTTTCTAACTCTTTTATAAAACGCGAATAGCCATTTGTAATAGTAGAGCAAAAATCCTGGTAAGACTTCCTATCCACAAATGTATAGTCATATAGATCACCCCCTACGGCATAGTCACCCACATCCAATTTCAACGAGTCAGAATTGATAAAAGATAATGGCTGTTGTTCCCTAGTGTCAATTAGTATAGGTGTATCACTATAATCTTTTTGAAAATCTTTTGGTAAAGACGCTGATAGCATGGGGAGCATATCGATATGCTGACAGGTTTCACGATAACTGCCGAACATCTGTTTACAGATGTCAATATCGGGCAGACCACCCGTTAGTAGGTAAGTGGACGGTGGACCTGCTTGAATGCCCTTGGCTCCCAGCTTTTCTTTTAAAGACTTTTTTATAAATTCTCTAACCTCTTCTCGCGGAGCCTGATCGCACCACTTTTTCATATTAGATATATTGATGAAGTCAGTAGCGAAATACTGATCGTAATTTTTATACTCTATCGCTTGATGAGTTAACTTATCAAAACGTGGGTAATATTTTACATAATAGTCTCCCACAAATAAATCATGAGCTTTTACATGAGTATGCAAACTTCTTCGGCTTTTAAAATCCCTACCGCACTCTTTACATTTAAATTGCATCTTCTTGACTTATTCCTAAAACTCTAGCTTTCCATTCCGCCATTCCTTCAAGCCTTTCAGCTTCTTCTTTGATTGATTCTTTTTGCATCTCAGCTATTCGGACCATTGTCTCTCTTTCTTCCTGTTCTTGGAATAATTGGACAATAGACAGGAAAGATGCGTTTTCCTTATGCATTTTCTTCATGCGCTCTCCCCTGTCGCCTTGAAGCTTCTTTGTGAGGTTCTCAATGCGGGTTTCACACTGATGATACTCGCTACTCTTTGTCTTGATGATTTCCGCTAAGCGGATAGACATTTCTTGCTGCTCGTCTGCCTCATCGAACATGCTGTTCAATTTATTAAGATGAGCGCTAATGACTTCTAAATTTATAACTTCTTTGCAGACGTTTAGATAAAGATTTAATTCGTCAGCGGTTAAGTCGGGTTTATCCCATGTTAGTCTCACAAATTCATGTTCGAACAACACCCTATCCTCTTCATTCAGAAAATTGTTGATAATTTTTAGAAATCTAGAGTTAGAAAGGTTTATTTTTAACCTATCTATACAAATTTGTTTCTGCCTATTGAGCTTCTGCTCGTTTAATACTAGCCCTGTAGCATCATTTATTTTTTTTATGATTCGCGAAGGAGATTTCGGAGAAATATAAGAATTTAAAGCTCCAGAATCTTGAGACGGTAAAATATCTGGGTTAACCTCTCTAATTTTTTCCAGAACTACACGTTGCTCAGAACTCAGAGGTTTCACGTTCCTAGACGGGAAAACTATCTTAGCTATCTCCAATGAAGACAGCCCCTCTTCCGCTTGCTGCAAAATGAATTCTCCTTGCTCTTTTGTTAAATTTATAACTTCAGCAGGTATTCTACTTGTTGTTTTGAATTTGATAGAATTCTCTACTAGAAACTTACGAACAGCGCGACCTTCTTTAGATCTGCCGTCTAAAGACTCATCGGCAAAGCATTTTTTGGTCAAATCAATAAGATCTGGCATGTCTTGAGAATTAACTCTTAAAAACTCTTTTTGATCTTTATTCAGCTCCATCACTTATAATATCTTGCTCCTTTAGTATCTCTATAGCTACTTGTAGGAATTTCTTCTTAAGATTCTTCACTTGCCTATAACCAAGCTTTCTCTTTTGCGGGGAGATCTTATATCCCATAAATTTAGCAACATCTTCCTCGCTACTACTTTCAAAATATAACATCCGATAAGCTATGTAATGATTACCTTTTAGACGAGCTTCCATTTCGAAATTTAGCTTTTCAAGCGATGATGAGAAGTCGAAGTCTAAATATTGTTTATTGGTTACTTCTTTTATAAAATCTTCAGTAGAAAGCGGAATTTTTAATTCTAAACCTGCTTTTTTAGATTTTTCCCACTTTCGACAAATAGGACAGTTTGATGAGTCGTGAGATGGCTCTTGATGATTTGGACAAGGGTTAACATAATTCCCGTAGTGATTCCTTACTAGGTTTCTTATCTGATTTGATATGATCCTCCCTATCCACGGTTCAAGAGGCCGCTCTTGATCCCACATGTCCCACTTCTTAGCAATGTGGACTTTTATGATTTGCTCTACATCTTCGAAGTCAAACCACCTGACAGCATTCAGCCGCCATTTATATTGCTGTTTCTTTATTGCTAGATCAATTACTTCAGAGAAGTCTTCATATGTATAATTACTTCCCTTTTTTCTTTTCATCAATAAAGTCATTAACAGATTTAGGTTCACGCCTCCTACTCGTAGTGTTAGGAGTTGGCTCACCTATCAATGACCCTAGTGTTCTACTAGAAATATTAGAGACTTCGAAATCTACTTGAAAATCAGTAATCTCAGGAACAAACTCAGCATCTGTCTCGTCAGACGAGATAACTGAAGATTTTGTTGTCTCTGTAACAGAAGTGTTCGTCGAAACAGTAGAAGCTTTAGAATTCAAAGGCTGACCGCACTTCGTGCAGAAGTTGGGCTTTGCATTAGCGTAAGAAATTTTAGTTCCGCAACTTTGACAAAATATGTGAGCCATACTATATATTTTACTGTTTATGAATTAATTTTCAAAAAAAACAAGTTTTGATGCATCCTTTTGTTTATAAGCTGTTCGCCGCTTTCGCGTTGACGCATTTTCCTGTTTATATATTATTATTACACTTTCTTCCAATTTTCTAACTTAGAAATGATGAATTTTAAAATTTTGCTCCTAACAATATCTTTATTGGTGAATTGAAAGGTATCAATACCGTTAGCTTTAGAATCTTCGTCTGAAAATATATCAACCATGTTTTTAAAGCCTGTCTTACCATCAATATCACTTTGCATAAAGTCTCCGCAGATAATTAACTTAGTATTTTCACCAATACGAGTAATCAAAGTCGTCAACTCCTTAAATGTAAAGTTTTGCGCTTCATCAGCGACAATGAACTTATTTTCCCAGTTTGCACCCCTCAAAAAGTTTATAGGTATAGCATTTACACGCTCTTTCTGTTTCAGGTAGGCTGTATCGCCCTCATGTATGATTTCTTCAAGTTTATCGTATAGAGGCAACGTAAAAGGGTTGAATTTCTCAGACATATCTCCAGGAAGACTACCTAGACCTTTATCAGCGCTTTCTACGATACTACGAATGTATAATAGATCTTTATCTGCATCTTCAGACATTAATCTCAGACAGCCATATAAAGACATGTAAGTTTTACTAGAACCAGCTGGTCCAGATACGAACATAATTTTAACCTCTGGATCTAGTAGTGTATCTAGAAATTTCCGTTGATTTGCGGTAAATTTAAATTTCCTCTCTTTAAACTTTATTGAAAAAAAGTTGTGAGGCTCCAACTGAATATTAGACAGTTTCTTAACTCCCATATGTAATATACATTACACTGAATTTACAGTTTTACCTGTTTAATTGTCGCAGTTGTTTGGATTACCTCTCCTCCTTGAGCTGAATACGATTCGGTCAAGACCCTCGCACCAGCGGGGAATTTAATTAAATTAACAATAGGACTTTGCGTCCCTATGCCAACGCCCCCCTGCATTTTTAAATCAACCTGCAAAAGGCTAGTTAACTTTTCCCCACTAAATCCTATTAAAGTGTTTAAACCTGTGGACGATATAGATATCTCCTCTTCAACTCCATCTAGTAACATAGAAGACGCATTCACAGAACCTAAACCGTAAATTGGGGTGCGGTTGTATGTTCTATTGAAATTTATTTGAGATTGCACCTGACCCAACACATCTGCGCTATCATTAACAACACACGTATGACCATAAACAATAATATCACTATCTAATGGCGGCTCCTGACCTCCATACGCATTACCGTCACCAGTTATAGTACCTCCCACAGCAGGATCTAATGAAACGAAATTAGCACTCAAAACCACTGGCTCAAATGGACTTATGCTCAACGACACATCTTTAACATAACACTGGTTGTATATACCACTCCCCAACTTAATATTAACAAAATCATCTTGATTAGCATCCAATAAAAAATCCAACCCCGAAACCATTCCCGACTGCAATAAACAACTAACCGATATATCAGCAGATAATGCACTATCAAATGTAAACTGATCAGAAGCATCAACACTCTTACCCAATTTACGTCTAGCACTAGACGAAGTGCTATAGCTAACATTCAATTGTGTAGCTGGAACATAGTCGTTTACTTCATTCGGCGCACTCGATCCAACACCGACTTGACCTATGTAAACTGGAAATTCACTGTATGATAGACTCATTTGTTGTTATTACACTAATTTTGCACCCCGTTATAATTATAGGGGGGTGTATTTTTTTTTAAATAGCTATTATCAATAATAAAAACGTCAGCGACTGGTCCAATAATGGGTGGGGGTTTGGCCATTGAGAAATTGAAGTCGGACTCCCCCCGCGATTATGCTACGCAAACGCTAACTAATTTTTTCAGAAATGGGGTGGGGTCTCTGGGGGTGGCTTGTCAAGTATTAAATCAAAATATATTTAAAAAATAATAG